CCAATTGGGAAGCATGATAAGGGCAAGGCTAAGTAGACCTGACTGTTAGCTTAACGTATATAAGCGCATCGTTACGTCGCTTGCGACTACTTGCGTGCACCATAAGCCTATGCTATAATGACCTTCGCGGTATCCTGCAGAAACTTCCGCCACCGTCTTGGGCTTAGTTTCTGGTTTAGGCTTTTGACCCTTATTGGTCGTTAGTCTCCGGGATATCATTTGTGGAGAGGTACCCAAGAGGCTGAAGGGACTGGCTTCGAATACCAGCAGGCGGGTAACTCCCGTGCGGGGGTTCAAATCCCCCTCTCTCCGCCATTAGAACCTAGCAATTCCAACGGTTGCAAGGTTCTTTTTATTTGCTCCGTGACTATTTCGTGACTTTTTTCAAACTTTCTACCATATTATCAAAGTTATTTGCAACTGCCTTACCTATATTGCTCTCATCCTTGAACAGGTGAGTGTATATGTTAAGAGTGGTAGATTTATTGGAATGACCCATTAGCCTTGATAAGGTAACTAAATCGGTACCCTCACTAGCAACGATAGACGCGTATGTATGCCTCAGTTGATGATACGTAATGTGATCAATACCTATGCGACTTACATACCTGCGTAATCGCTCATTAACGGCTTGCGGTCTTAACGGCGTTCCGTCCTCTGCCTTGATAAGATACTTGCTATCATTCCACGCAGAGCCTAATCGTTTCTTCTCACTTGCATGATATTCCCTTAAATCAGATATGTCTTGCTGAACAAACTCGGGCACCGAACAGTATCGCTTGCCTGAAGAGGTTTTTGGCTCTTTTATAAAATCCGTACCACTTTTCGAGCGATAACGTGCTCTGTCAATTAGTATCCTATCACCTATAGGCTTGTCCTCTATGGCCAACACCTCGCCACGTCTTAACGAACAGAATAGAGCTAACTCGAACATCACTTTACTATCTAACGGTATCGTATCTAACATACTTATAAACGTAGCCAGTTCGGACGGAGAGAGGATGCGAGTAGACTTTTTGGTGTTAGTTGGGAGCATAACGTCATGGCAAGGGTTAGTCGGTAGAATTTCCCACGCGACAGCAATAGAGCAACACCTTGATAGTACTGAGTAGGTCGACCTAATTGTCTTGGCCGAGTACCCTTTACTAGTCAGCAAATCAATCCACCTCTGAATGTATCTAGGTGATAGGTCTCTCGCATCTATATCATCCATAGTGGCAAATATTCGCCCCCTACAAGTGTTATAGCCATCAACGGTATTAAGTGACTTATTCTTTGTCACCGTCTCCCAAACCGCAGAAATAAGCCCATATACAGTGTAGTCACTAGAGCCTTTAGTAAGTACCTCTTGCTCCCATATTTGCGCCATTCTGACCGCGTCTTTCTTCTTCGCAGTAGTAAAGGTCTTTGTATACCTTTTCCTCTTGCCATTAATAGTCTGCGAGAGTGTCGCCCTATATTTATTAGTATCAACCTTTGTGATATACATATAAACCTCTATAATGTCGATTATTTACTGATATTCTGCAAATTTTGCACAAAAAGCGCCCTAATAACAACTATTTTCGCATCTTAGTTGTAATATATGGGCGCTACTGATATACTCATTATCGATATTGTGTTGTGTTACTGGACTTTATACCAGTAGCTCCGACCGTCCCCTATTGCCGTAGGGGCGGTTTTTTTTATTTAACTACTTAAGTGCAACCTTCTGCGCTTTACTCATATACGCATCTGTAACTTGTTTTGCATATTCTTGATAGCGGTCAGTTAACTTCATAGCCCAATCTTCATAAGTGGAGTATTCATCTCCCTTCTTTTGCATAAGAGATGCCATTCTTTCAGCACCCTGCGTATTAACTAGCGCAATGTCGCCAATTTTAGCGTTACTGATTTCAGCGAGTTTATTTACATCTGTAACTCCCTCGGATTCCTTGTTGAACTCCTCAACTTTTTTAGGGGCAAGCTCTGCCATCTTCTTATCGTATTCGTTGTAGATACTCTCGTAGGTAACTTCTTTTTTCTTCTTTTTGGGTTTTGCTGAAGAGGCTGAGTCATCGCTACACGAGGTGAGAGCTAACACAAGAGTGAGTGTCATGGCAACTGCCATAGATTTTAGTAGTAGTTTCTTCATAATACGTCCTTTCTTGATACGTCCCTTGCACCCTTTATAGACTATATCAGATTATGCCTTAATACCTCTAGATCCTGTACAGATAGCATAGTGCACAGGTCACCGTTTCTAATATGCTCTAATTCATGCTGTAGTGCCTTTTGTTGTCGCTCTATCGAGTCCCTTGCGTTTACGAACACGGTGTAGAATGCTTGTCCATCCTCATAATAATAGGCTGTTAATCCGTGAACTTTACAGGGTAAATCGACATAAGCAACCCTGTATAATTCGTCCACAGTTACTTACCTTCTTTCTTCTTCAATTTCTCTAGCAACGTTGCAACGTATCTTATATCTTCCTCTGAAACGTCTCTAGCTGCATCGAATAGCACACGGAGCTCATCTCGTTCGTAAAGCTCCTTTGCTGCTTCTGCCGCTTCGGGGTTGATGTAGTAGGTAGGCTCATCGTCGGGGTGTTCTTCTATTAAGTATGATTTAGGAACATTGAAAAAATCTGCAATTTTCTGAACCTTCCCCATCCTTGGAAAAGCTATGCCTTTCACCCAGGTGTTGAATGTTTGTGGTGATACCCCTATGTATTCAGCAATTTCTGCTTGTTTTAAATTTCTCTCTTCTATTAACCTGCTGAGGTTGCTTGAAAATAAAAGCTTTTGTTTTTCGTCCGTCATAGTATCAACCTCCTGTTGAATTTGATTATATTGATTTAATACCAGATAATCAAGAACAAAATAAAAAATAATTTGATTTTTGTGTTGACATCAAATTAAATTTGATTTATGCTAGAAACATCAAAACACGAAAGGAGATAGATATGCTACAAATCAGTTTAGCGGCAGCTAGAGTTAATGCAAATCTTACGCAAAGAGATGTAGCGAAAGCCCTTGGAATATCAACCCAAACGCTTGTAAATTGGGAGGCAGGGAAAACAGAGCCTTCTGCTAATCAAGCTAGGGCCCTTGCTTCCCTTTATGGAATCAAGCTGGACTATATTTTTTTGCCCGATTCATCAAATTAAATTTGATATAAAAAGCAACAGAAAGGAGGCACACATGCGAGGACAGGATTTTACAAAGTATCTAGAATCGCTTGAGGGTATGACCTACAGAGAGTGGGTGAAGCTTAAATACCTTATAGACACCGAGTTTCATAAAAAAGAATACGAGCTCCAAAACGAACTGAAGCTCGTAAATGCAAAAGATCTTACTCTGTAACGACTTGAATAAACGCAGGATTGATTCGGTACTCTTTACCTTTGTAATAGATATTAACGTAATTCAAGTAATACATTGAGTGTTCCTCGGGTAAGTTTCGCGGCGACCATATCTCCGCACCAGATTCCCACCACTCGTAAGGTGTTAATCCAGAATTAATAAACCTGCAATCAGGGTCATCATTAAGACAAACCCATTCACCTACTAAACAAGCATAAATGTTTTTCATATTTTTCACTCCCTTCTTAATACTCAACTGCTCCAGCAGTCTGTAAAGGGAGTATACCACAACACAATATCAAGGAGGTACAACATGAACATACCTATAGAGGAACGATTCATCTCGACGCAACAAGCATCTGAAATTCTGCAGATAGACGAGCAAGTACTCAGAAAACTCGGGCAGTTGGGATGTAAGGGCATTTACAAAATCGGCAAGCAGTATCGTTTCCGATTAAAGGAGTTTGAGACGGTGAGCGCTGAACTGTCAGAGAACCTAGAGAAGTTATCGCAAGAAGTAAAGAGCCTTGAAGAGGTTTACAGAGAAAAGGTCGATAGATTCGGACTATTCGATAAAGCAACGAAACAAGCACAGACGGAGTTCTACACCATGTTAAGGGCACTGGAGATTATGAGAGGTGACGACAATGAGAGAGCGGTTTAGTTCGGTAAAGGACGTACTACTAGAGGCATGCGAGGAGAATGGCAACACGCCCACACAGGAGGTAGTTAGTGCGATAGGCGTTACAGCACTAATACCAATGATATGGATAGCCCTATACATGCTAGGGGCGAGGTAAGGCGGTTAAAACAGAGAAAGGATACAACAACTATGGACGAAAGAAAATTTATAAAGAAGTGCAAAGAGCTCATAAGGAACTACTACAACGACAGAGTGGAATCAACAGACAAAAACGGAAAAATCACAACAGACGATGTGTTTGTCGTATGGTTCTGCAAAACATTACAGAATTCAAAAGCACTACTCAGCACCAACGTATCAGACGGTATGTATTATGAGGTCACCTACAACGGAGATAAGAACGAGTGCTATCTCGACGCTTATAAAAAGTGGCAGAACGTCCTTATCGAAATGTAGTAAAGGAGTACGAAACCATGGAAGCATATAACGTAGAGTGGAACGAACTCATTTTTAGAGATTTAACATCAGAAGATGAAGATGAGGGTGAAGGTTACGGTTGGTCGTACACGGTCGAAAATCTACCAGAATATGGAGAAGAAGTGCTAGTCACAGATGGGGAAGGCGTGTGGATAGATTCTTTTGACTACAATGGCCATCCTTATCTGAGCGATACAGGCATTGAAATTGACGACGTAATCGCATGGATGCCACTACCAAATCCATACGAGAGGTAAAACTAATGATATTTAAAACATTCATCGCAGGCATGGCGTTAGTTAGTATCACATTGATACTAACAGAGCTACACCGTTACATAGTGTACTCCGAGGAGTTAGAGAGGGAGGAAGAAGATGCTAGATAAAGAACGCATATACGGCTGCGCAAAGGCTTACCTAGAGTCGGTTACGGATCTATTGAAAGACAAAGCTGAAGAGGCTGAAAGCGACTTCTATATAGGTGATAAAAACCTAATGAGGTCAGCGCTGAATCAGTACGAAGACGACCTAAGAGAGTTAGAGAAGATTGTGGAGGGAAAGAAGTATGAATAACTTAGGACTTGAACCAAGGCACATGAAACGCGGAAGACTGTATCACTTCTTCGGCGACCTACTAGGATTTGAACGCACTAGACCTAGAGCGGAGTGCGACTGGCACGACCCAAGGCTTGACAAAGAGCCTACAGATGAAGAGATGAAGGCAATCGTCAACAGGTACATAGATGATACGGACGACGTGATGCCACTGGTGGACTAGGTGGCAAATATGAAGGTTGTTATTAAGCGGAGCTATGGCGACGCAAAAAAATAAAGGAATTTCAAGAAGCAATTAAGGAGGCTAAAAATGGAATTAATACTACAAATGAATGCGGAAGAGGCTATCGAAGTGACAAAGAACGGAACTCTTAAGGCGCTTGCCGAGTCACTTAAGACACACAGCAAGGCAAGTGCAGAGCCAGCAGAGGAGCTACCACAAGCACCTAGTATGGACTGTGCGAGCTCAATGCCAGCTGAGACACCAACGCAGGCACCAATGCCAGAGAGCACCACACCTACGTGGACACCTGGTGGTGGAGCTACAGACGACTCTACTCCACAGACACCAGCGGTACCTACTGAGGCAAAGAACTACACAGCAGACGAGCTACAGAAGGCTGCAATCGGATTGATGGATAAGGGCGTATCGATGGACGCAATTGCTGGGGTACTTAACAAGCTAGGCGTGGCTACTCTACCAGAACTCACACCGGATAAGTTCGGAGCATTTGCACTTGAGTTAAGACAGTTAGGAGCTGATATCTAATGGCAGGACACAAGGAAAGAGCACACGCGCTACTATCAGCAAGTGGCGCACACAGATGGATGAACTGCACACCTAGTGCAGTGCTAGAGGCACAGTTCCCAGATACTACATCAGAGGCTGCGAAGGAGGGCACACTCGCCCACGAGATGGCAGAGGCAAAGCTACAGCACCTATTTAACACACAGGACTACCGCAAGGCAAAGCTGACTAGGACACTTAACAAGATTAAGAAGGATGAACTCTATCAGCCTGAGATGGATGGCTACACAGACGACTACGTTGCGTACGTTCGCAAGTCGGCTATGGAGTTCGAGAAGTCGCCATACATCGCTATTGAGAAGAGACTTGATCTAACCGCATACATACCCGATGGGTTCGGAACAGCCGACTGCGTAATGATAGGCGAGAGGACACTACACATTATCGACCTCAAGTACGGCAAGGGCGTACCTGTATCGGCAGAGAACAACGAGCAACTCATGATATACGCTCTAGGAGCACTTGAGGCATACAAGATGTTATTCGCTATCGATACGGTCAAGATAAGCATTGTTCAGCCAAGAATTGACAACACTAATAGTTGTGAATTTACAGCAGCGGGGCTTAAGCGCTTCGGAGATAAAGTCAAGGTGCTAGCTAATATCGCTATTAAGGGCGAAGGTGAATATACACCAGGCGGCTGGTGCAGGTTCTGTAGAGCTAGGCAGCAGTGCAGAGCTAGAGCCGATAAGAACATAGAGCTCGCATTCGAGATAGACAAGAAGCCACCTCTTATCACTAACGAGGAAGTAGGCGAGTACCTACGTAAGGGCGAAGATGTAGCCAAGTGGCTAACAGAGCTACAGGACTATGCGCTAGCTGAGTGTCTAGCAGGAAGAGACGTAGACGGCTACAAGGCAGTTGAAGGAAGAGGCTCGAGATCGTGGACAGATATGGACGCAGCATTCGAGGCAATTATTGAAGAGGGTACTAACGAGGCAATGCTATATGAACGCAAGCCTCTGACATTGGCACAAGTGGAGAAGTTAATGGGCAAAGCGCACTTCGAAGATGTGGCAGGAGAATATGTGGTGAAGAACCCTGGTAAGCCTACACTCGTGCCAAGTACAGATAAAAGACAAGCTATCACTAATAAGATTTCAGCCAATGAGGCATTTAAGTAACGGAGGTATTAACAATGGCAATCGGAGACATGACAAACGTAACAACTGGAGAAGTAAGACTATCATACGCACACCTATTCAAGCCTTACTCGAACATCGAGGGGCAGGAGCCAAAGTACAGCGTTACTGTACTTCTACCAAAGGCAGACACTGCTACTAAAGGACGCATTGACGCAGCAATCGAGGCGGCAAAGCAGAAGGGCTCTAACGGATGCTACAACGGTGTAGTTCCTCCAGTAGTACCTACACCAATATGGGACGGTGACGGTGTTAAGCAGGATGGAACACCATTCCCACAGGAGTGCAAGGGACACTGGGTATTCAGTGCTAGATCAAGCGCTGATTATCCACCAGAAGTAGTAGATGTAATGGGCAATCCAATCATCAACCACAGCGAGGTTTACAGCGGATGCTATGCAAGAGTCAATGTAGAGTTCTTCCCTTATAACTTCAACGGCAAGAAGGGCGTAGGTTGCTCACTCGGACCAGTGCAGAAACTCCGAGATGGAGAGGCACTAGGCGGAGCAGCACCATCAGCAGCACAGGCATTCGGTGCACCACAGCAGGCACAAGTTAACCCTATCACTGGCCAGCCAGTAGACAACGTACCATTTTAAGGAGTCGACATGAAGCACCTAAGCATTGATATCGAGACATATAGCAGCGTTAACATCAGTAAGGCAGGTGCTCACAAGTATGCAGAGAGTGAGGACTTCGAAGTCCTCCTCTTCGCATATAAAGAGGACGCACAGCCTACTAGGGTAGTTGACCTAGTATCTGGCGAGGAGATACCACCCCATATAGTCACGGCACTATCTGACGAGACAGTTATCAAGCACGCATTTAACGCAGCGTTCGAGTGGATATGCCTTAATAGGGCGGGCTACTCCACACCAATAGAGCAGTGGCGCTGCACGATGATACACGGACTCTACTGCGGATACCCCGCAGGACTAGAAGCGATAGGCAAGGCAATAGGTCTCCCAGAAGATAAGCAAAAGCTATCAGCAGGCAAGGCACTAATTAATTACTTTTGCAAGCCTTGTAGGCCGACTAAGTCTAACGGCAACCGCACTCGTAACTTACCTAAACACGCACCCGAGAAGTGGGAACTGTTCAAGGAGTACAACCGCCAAGACGTTGAGGCGGAGAGTAGCATACTCAAGAAGTTAGAGCCTTATCCAGTTCCGGACGCAACGTGGTCGGCATGGGTAGAGGACATCGGCATTAACTCAAGAGGTGTTGCGATAGATGATCGCCTACTCACTGGGGCGCTAACCCTAGATGATATGAGTACAGCAGAGCTAGTAGACGAGGCAAAAGCCGTTACCGGACTATCTAACCCTAACTCTAATGCGCAGTTACTCGGGTGGGTCAAGTCACAAGGCATCGAAGTAGATAACCTCCGTAAGGACACAGTATCAGATCTATTAGACGGAGACCTTCCGGAGAACGTACGAGAGGCACTAGAGCTCCGGCAGAAACTCGGTAAGTCCTCAGTATCCAAGTACAAGGCTATGGCGGATGCAAGAGGTAAGGATGGAAGAGTAAGAGGACTGCTACAGTTCTACGGAGCGAACCGCACAGGTAGATGGGCCGGCAGGCTCGTACAAGTACAGAACCTACCTCGTAACTACATTAAGACATTAGACGAGGCGAGGGAGCTTGTGAGAGCAGCTAACTACAGAGGGCTCAAGCTGATATATGGAAATGTACCCGATACCCTATCACAGCTGATTAGGACCGCATTTATACCCGCAGACGGTAAGAAGTTCATTGTATCAGATTTCAGCGCCATAGAGGCTCGTGTAATAGCGTGGCTAGCGGGTGAGAACTGGGTACTAGATGTATTCAAGAGTGGCGGTGACATCTACTGCGCTACTGCATCCCAGATGTTCGGCGTTCCAGTCGAGAAGCACGGAGTCAATGGTGACCTAAGACAAAAGGGCAAGGTTGCCACACTAGCGCTTGGTTATCAAGGTAGCTCGAACGCATTAATACAGATGGGTGCCCTTAACATGGGTATCCCAGAGGACGAACTTCCCGATATTGTGAGTAAGTGGCGTGCGGCTAACCCTAATATAGTGCAGCTATGGGACAGGATGAACAAGCTCGCTATACACACTATAGATACAGGCGATACTACTTATCTTAACGGACTTACTTTAAGGTCTGAACTAGATATCATTAACGGACTTAAATACTTCACTATTGAGCTACCATCTGGGCGCAAGCTCTTCTACTGCTCACCTGGGTTAGGTACTAATCGCTGGGGTCATACATCGATTGAGTACAAGGGAATCAACCAATCTAACAAGAAGTGGGAGACGCAAGAGACGTACGGAGGCAAGCTCATAGAGAACGTCGTACAGGCAATTGCTAGAGACTGCCTAGAGATAACACTACATAGGTGCATAGAGGCAGGGTATAAGCCAGTTATGCACATACACGATGAGATAGTCATAGAGGCAGAGCCAAGCGACAAGCTAGACGATGTTAACACAATATTCTCTGAGCCGATACCGTGGGCGGAAGGGCTCCCACTATCTGGCGCAGGCTTTGAATCAAACTACTACATGAAGGACTAACACTCATGATTAACGATAGAAAAATTACAATAGCGACCGCAGGCAGTCGTAAATCCATTAACTGGGTAACCGGCAGCCTAATGTGGTCGGAATACTGCGACAAGCTCCGGACGCCGATTAAGTCCAAGGAGACACTGCAGGAGTACCTTGGTTACACCAAGGCCAAGCAAGACGAACTAAAAGACGTCGGAGGTTTTGTTGGCGGCAGCCTCGCAGGAGGTCGCCGCAAGGCGGATGCAGTGACAGGGCGCGACCTTGTCACTCTCGACCTCGACAACGTACCTAGAGGCGGTACTAATGACATACTTAAGCGCGTCGGGTCACTAGGCTGTGCAGCTGCTGTATACAGCACACGTAAGCACAGCGACTACTCACCAAGGTTAAGAGTCATTATCCCACTCGACCAGACAGTAACAGCAGACGAGTACGAGCCTATCGCTCGTAAGCTAGCCGAGATGATAGGCCTTGTGTACTGCGACCCGACAACCTTCGAGGCTTCTCGTCTTATGTACTGGCCTAGTTGCTCAAGCGACAGCCAGTATGTGTGCGAGATATATGATAATGCGTTCTGCTCCGGAAAGGGCATACTTGCCTTATACGATGACTGGCACGATATATCATCGTGGCCACAGATACCCGGTGCAGATGCGATTGAAAAAAGGCGCCTCGCAAAGCAAGAAGACCCAACGACCAAGCACGGCATAGTAGGAGCGTTCTGCAGGACCTACAGCATACAAGAGGCTATGGAGAAGTTCATACCCGGTATGTACGAGGCTACAGACGACCCAAGGCGCTACACCTACACAGGCGGTAGTACAGCGGGCGGTGCTGTCATATATGACGGTGACCTCTTCCTCTTTTCCCATCATGCTACAGACCCTTGCAGTGGTCAGCTGGTCAACGCGTGGGATCTCGTAAGACTGCACATGTACGGAGATAGAGACGACGAAGCTAAGGAGGGTACTCCAATGAACAGGCTACCCTCGTTCCTCGCTATGAAGACCCTAGCGGCTAACGATAAGGCAGTTACAGACGTAATGGCAAGAGAGCGCATCGAGGCAGCTAATGAGGCATTCAGTGAGGAGAGCTCACCTATAGCTGATGAGGACATCGACACTGACTGGATCTCGAAGTTATCACTAGATGCTGGCGGGCAGATTAAGAAGACTATCAACAATGCGGTGATGATACTCGAACACGACCCACTACTTAAGGACAAGATTGCAATTGATGAGTTCGCCAATCAAGGTGTTGTACTGGGCGCATTGCCATGGGATAAGGGGACCGATCAGAGACCTTGGACGGATAACGACGATGCTAATTACGCAAACTACATGGAGCTCTACTATGACATAAAGGGCAAGGACTTACTCAGCAATGCGCTTACTATCGTATCGGGTAAGCACAAGTTCAACGATGTTAGGAAGTACCTACGCAGTCTCAAGTGGGACGGCGTTAAGAGATTAGACACACTTCTTATCGACTACCTGGGCGCAGAAGACAACCCATACACAAGGGCGGTTATGCGTAAGTCATTATGTGCAGCAGTTACTAGAGCTATGAAGGATTTTGTCAAATACGACTACATGCCGATACTAGCAGGACCGCAGGGAATAGGTAAGAGTACATTCTTATCTACCATAGGTAAGGCGTGGTTCAGCGACTCACTAACCACATTCGAAGGTAAAGAGGCTGCAGAGCTCATACAAGGAGTGTGGGTAGTAGAAGTCGGAGAGCTAACTGCTATGAACAGACAAGAGGTTAATGCAGTTAAGCAGTTCCTATCTAAGGTGGATGACATATACCGTGCACCATATGGGCGCAGGACAGCTAGATACCCCCGTAGGTGCGTTTTCTTCGGAACATCGAACGAGGTTGAGTTTCTTAAAGATGACACGGGAAATCGCAGATTTTGGCCTATTGACGTAGGCGACTATGAACCAACTAAATCGGTATGGGACGATCTTCCGGGCGAAGTCGACCAGATATGGGCAGAGGCTTACACATACTACCTATTAGGTGAAAAACTATTCCTATCAAGAGAGATAGAGGCTATAGCTATGGAGGTGCAAGACGAACACAGCGACTACTCTGCGCTTGAGGGTAACATAAGAGATTACCTTGAGACGAGAGTGCCTACTAACTGGCTAGATATGACGGTGCAGGAACGCAGGATGTTCCTAAACGGTAACGCAGCATATGAGGGCGAACTTGAACCAATGGACAGAGTGTGTATAGCACAGATATGGGCAGAGTGCCTAGGCGGAGACATCAAGTATCTAAAGCCACAAAATAGGAACGAGATAGCTAGGGTACTAAGGAAGATTCCAGGTTGGGAAAAGTCAAAATCTACTACGAGATGTGGACCGTACGGTATACAAAAAGGGTACAAAAGAGTGTAAACCACGGACTAAAAATTTCGGTTTACAACAAAAACGGTTTACAGAGTTTTGTAAACTGAAAAATTCGGTTTACAGCCGAGTTTACAAGGTTGGTTTACACTAAAACCCTTGAAAAATTAATATATACAGCTATTTGTAAACTATGTAAACCAAAAATCTATAAGAGTTAAAAAATAGATAGTAATAGGAGTACCTAATATTACCTAAATTACCTAAATCGCCTAATTATATCTTATATACGCGTAATAGAGTTGTCAGTTGACGAGTTTGAGGAGGTGCAAAAATGCTTGAGAAAGACATAGAGAAAATATTCACCGCAGAGATTAAGAGAGCGGGAGGAAAGGCCTATAAGTTCACCAGTCCAGGAAACGACGGTGTGCCAGATAGAATAGCAATGCTGCCCGGAGGACAAATAGTGTTCGTTGAACTTAAGACGGACACAGGTAGGCTATCGAAACTACAAGAGCTACAGCGCAAGAAGATTGCTGAACTAGGGCAGACTGTTAGAGTACTACACGGGCTGTCAGAGGTTCGGGACTTCTTCCTAGAGTTTGGACTAGAGACCGCAGCATATAGGCTAGAGCGAAGACTCGGGAGGTGATAGGAGGTGGAATATACACCACATGATTATCAGAGACACTGCATTAATCGCATTATTGATACACCTAGACTAGGGCTGTTCCTGGATATGGGACTTGGCAAAACTTCGATAGTGCTGTCGGCTGTTAAGGAGCTTAAGTATAACCGCTTCGCCGTATCAAAGGTGCTTGTTATCGCACCTAAGAAGGTTGCAGAGGGTACGTGGTCAAAGGAAAAGGACAAGTGGGATCATACGAGGTGCCTACGCATAAGCAGGGTGCTAGGCAGCGAGAAAAAGCGTATAAGGGCACTATACGAAACAGCTGATATTTATATCATCAACCGCGAAAATGTGGTGTGGCTAGTCGATTTTTACAAGAATGATTGGCCGTTCGACATGGTAGTCATAGACGAGTCGTCGAGTTTTAAAAGTCATAAGGCGAAGAGGTTCAAGGCACTATCAGCGATGGCACCAAGGATTAAGCGAATTGTAGAGCTGACGGGTACACCTTCACCTAATGGACTGGCTGACCTATGGGCGCAGCTGTATCTCCTGGATGAGGGCGCAAGGCTAGGCACAAGATATGCAGGATTTCGCGAGAGGTATTTTGATGCAGGCCCTAGACATAACGGCATCGTGTACAAGTATAGCGTTAAGCAAGGGTCTGAAGAGGCGATACTTTCCGCCATATCGGATATATGTGTATCCATGAAGGCTAGCGACTACTTAGAGCTTCCAGACTGCATTATGCACGAGATACCCGTTGAGTTAGATTCTAAAGCAGCTAAAGCCTATAGAGAGCTAGAGCGAGAGATGGTGCTGGAGCTTCCGGACGACGAGGTAACTGTCACGAGTGCGGCTGCACTATCAAACAAGCTACTGCAACTAGGTAACGGTGCAATCTATGGAGAAGACCACAGTATACACGAGGTGCATGGGTGCAAGATAGAGGCATTTATGGAGCTTATCGAGAGCCTTAGCGCATCAGGTAAGAGCGCACTAGTCTTTTATAACTATCAGCACGACAAGGAGAGACTACAGAAGGCGCTAGCCAAGACAGGACTTGTTGTTCGAGAGCTTAAGACAACAGAGGACGAGGACGACTGGAACGCGGGCAAGATAGATATACTGCTTACGCATCCGGCATCATCAGCTTACGGACTTAACCTCCAGCAAGGAGGCAATCACGTTGTGTGGTTCGGACTCAACTGGAACTACGAACTATACACACAGGCTAACAAGAGACTGCATAGACAGGGGCAAACGGAGAAGGTTATAGTGCATCACCTAGTGTGTGAAGGGACGAGAGACGAGGATGTTATGGCAGCATTAGCAAGGAAGGACGATGTGCAGCAGTTCGTCATGGAATCGCTAAAAGCACGAATTAAGAGAATTAAGGAGGCGCAGAATGACTGATAAAAGAATAATAGCGATTGAGGTGACCTGTTGTGCGGACTGCCCGTTTTACAGCAAGCCAATGCCCACATCACCATTACTAACCCGAAAGGGTGTTTGCAAGAAGACAGGGCACTCTGATATCGAAAGTGCATCGTCGCATTTTATGTGGGGTTGCCCTTATAAGCAAGCAGAGGAGGCGCAGAATGGCTAAGTGGATATTAAGTGCAGAGTCCTACGGGGCATTTAGGCACACAAGGGAGTATATACCGGTTCCGAATCCGTACGGGGTAACAGTGATTACGGAGCGAGAGGCAATCAGAGTAATTAGCGGTTGCCGTTGGGCGACTAGAGGGCATTACGTGTATGCAAGAGACCACAAGTCGATTAGGTTCGACACACTGCGAGAGGCTCAGCGATATGCAGAGCAGTTAGGAGGTAATTAGACATGATCAACGATGAATTAAGGACAATAGCTAACTTCTATGGGAATGAGAATCAGTACGATAAGCTACAAGAGGAACTAGGAGAGCTAATAGAGGCGATTGATGAATATAACCTCGAACACATTGCAGAGGAAATCGCAGATGTTGAGATTATGATTGAGCAGATTAAGTATCTGAGTAACCTATATGAGACAGTTAAGCTACAGAAGGATTATAAGATAATGCGACAGCTCCAAAGGGTCCATAAAGAGGCCCTGGCGAAGAGCACTACTACAGGTTTACCGTCATACGAGAAAGCAGCTAAAGAAACACTAGAATTCCTGGAAGATAGGACACGGATTAAGGCTACTGAGGAAAAGCAGAAGGATGAGCGAGTTGATAAACCTAGCCATTATATGCTAGACGGACTGAATGTGGAGTCAATCGATGTAATTCGTTCCGTACTAGGAATAGACGGATTTAAAGCACATTGTAGGGGCTGTGCGCTAAAGTACCTACTGAGGGCAAATAAAAAGAATGGGCTAGAGGATTTAAAGAAAGCTAGAGTGTACCTAAATTGGGAGATTGAATATTGCTGTGATAACTAGGAGATTTTTATGAGGGATTATCAACGAACAAAAAATAATAAATATGTTTTACCTCAAACTGTTTATTTACAAGCTATATATAAAATAAGGGATTATGATAGAATGGTATTAGAATTAGAGCGAGCACTAGAGTCTAGCCCAGAGCCTTCTGACGGAATGCCAAAAGGAACTGGAACAAGCAATCCCACAGAAAGGGCGGTCATAAAGCGGTCAAAGTACCTTAATGATGTTGCGGTGATAGATAAGTGCTTTAATACCGTGCCTAATGAATATAAAAAAGGTGTGTGGAATAACATTGTGTTTCGCGAAAGATTTCCAGATGATGCGGCTAGGAGCACTTATGGAAATTACAAGGCATTGTTTATTTTCGAGGTGGCAAAAGAGTTGTGTTTGATCTAAGAAAAGGGAAAGATATGTCAAAATCAGAAATATATGCAAAACGTGATGGGATTGCGATTACTACAGAGATGAGAGGATATGGTGGGAGATATTGCGAACGCCCAGTATATTTAGTGCCTTGTCAAAAGTGCGGTACTAAGTTGCGAAAGGTTACGTATAATCCTAGCAAAGAATATTTATGTGATTACTGCAAGCTTGAAAAAAAGCGCAAAGAGGAGGCAATAGAACAAGAAATTTGGGATTTGATAAAAACACCAAAAGAGCAAACCTTTGATAAAGCTGTTGCAAAACTTTATAAACAAGTTAAGAATTTTGATTCTTATAAAGAGGCGATTGAAATTGCAAAAAAGAGAACTGAGCGATATGACAGTATACCAGAGGTATTGGTGGCGATTGAATTAATTAAACTTGGATATTCTATTATTCCGCAACAGAAAGTTGGTCGATATAGAGTTGATTTTGCAATCCCGGCAGAGAAGTTGATTATCGAGGTTGACGGAGGTTTATATCACCCTAATGGGCCTAAAGCGGGCAGAGACGGAGATATACAGTTAAGTTTGGGGCTAGATTGGAAAATTTTGCACATACCCGCTGAATGGATCTCAAATCACATAAAAATGTTAAAAAAAGTCATTATTGCGGGAACTTCGGACAACAGGGAAAAATAAGTGTGATATTATATAGACTGAAAAGAGTATATGATATACTCAAGCAAAGCTAGAGAGGAAGAGAAGGACATCTCACAGCAACGCTTGAAACGAATCCATTTAAAGTCAAACTTAATAAGGTGTTGCCCGGTACCAGTTGGTATCGGGTTTTCTTTATATCCTTAAAGGAGGTGATGTACTTGAAACTTACAATAAAGCAGCAGCGTTTTGCAGATGAGTACATCATCAGCGGTAATGCGACAGATGCAGCAATTAAGGCAGGCTATGCAAAGAGAGCAGCATATCAGCAAGGAGCGGAGAACCTCAAGAAACCTCATATTCGGGAGTATATCGATGAAAGACTAGAGGCGATTAACTCGGCTAAGATAGCGGACCAGACAGAAGTGCTCCAATACCTCACAGCAGTTATGCGCGGAGAGACCGCAGCAACTGAGGTTGTTGTCGAGGGTGAGGGCGACGGAGTATCATGCGCGAGACTAATTGATAAACCGCCTAATGAGAAGGAGCGAATTAGGGCTGCGGAGCTACTTGGTAAGCGTTACGGTGCATTTACTGACAAGGTAGCGTTTGATGGGAATATCGCAGTTGAGTTTGTGGGATATGATGACGTCGAAGAGTAAAAAGCGAGTTGATATCCCGAAGCTAGTCGGTAAGGGTTACGGCGAGTTTTGGAAGTTTAAGGGTCGCTATAGAGTTGTTAAGGGCTCACGTGCCTCAAAGAAGTCAAAGACTACAGCGCTGTGGATTATCGCCTCAATGATGAGATACCCAGAAGCTAACACTCTTGTTGTGCGTAAGGTGTTCAGAACGTTACAGGATAGTTGCTACAGCGACTTGCAGTGGGCGGTGAATAGATTAGGTGTATCCGACAAGTGGGACTTCAAGATGTCTCCGCTAGAGGCAACTTATAAGCCTACAGGTCAAAAGATACTGTTCAGAGGACTCGACGACCCGCTTAAGATAGCATCCGTTGCTGTAAGCAAGGGCGTGCTATGTTGGTGCTGGATAGAAGAGGCATACGAGGTTATGACCGAGGGCGACTTTGATATGATAGACGAATCTATCAGAGGTGTTGTGCCAGATAACCTCTTCAAACAGATAACGCTAACATTCAACCCTTGGAATGAAAAGCACTGGTTGAAGGCTAGGTTCTTTGATGTAGAGGACGCCGACATACTTGCACTAACGACTAACTACTTGTGTAACGAATGGCTAGATGTTGCCGACAAGAGGACATTCGAGCGAATGAGAGTTCGCAACCCTCGAAGGTATGCAGTTGCAGGTCTCGGTGGTTGGGGAGTTGTAGAAGGTCTTGTGTACGAGAACTGGAAAGAGCAAGAGTTTACCCTCAAGGAAATACAGAATAAATACGACATAAAGTCAGCCTATGGTCTAGACTTCGGTTACACGAACGACCCGGCTGCCTTTTTTGATGGCTATATAGACACGGATGCTCGCAAGATATGGGTGTACGACGAGTTCTACAAAAAAGGGCTGTCGAACAGAGCTATATATCAAGAGATTAGCTCTATGGGACATGCTAAGGACCCCATCGTTGCCGACTGTGCAGAGCCTAAGTCAATAGATGAGCTAAGGGGCTACGGACTCACTGTACGTGGTTCTAAAAAGGGTAGCGACTCCATTAACTCGGGCGTGCAGTTTATCCAGGACTTCGAAATTATCATACACCCGAGGTGCGTGAACTTCCTCACTGAGATTAGTAACTACACATGGGCAAAGGACAAGTTCGGGAAGAGCCTTAACAAACCGATAGACGACTTCAACCACCTCATGGACGCTATGAGGTACGGAATAGAACCGCATATCGTTGATGATGAGATGACATATAACAGCGTAAGAGGAGGGCTGTAATGCGATACAAGATATCACGAGATACAGTTATGACGCCACAACTGTTGGCGAAGTACATTAACCTACACAAGAAGGATGTTAGCAAGAGGAATAGGGTACTGCAGGACGCATACGAGAACAAATATAAGATTTTCGGTGCTCCTAAGAAAGAGGATTACAAGCCAGACGTTAGGATTTCAGCAAATTTTGCGAAGTACCTAACAGACACATTCGTCGGATTCTTCTGCGGTATCCCGATTAAGATTAATTCGGATGACAGCAACATCGACGAGTACCTGGGAAGATTAAGCCTGTACAACGACGAGGACAATCATAACCTCGAACTCGCTAAAGGTGCTGATATACACGGCGACTTCCACGAACTGCTATACGTAGATGAAGATGCAGAGATATGCTATACAGAAGTTAGCCCTCTTCAATCATTCTTTTTAGTAGATGACTCAATTCTTGAGCGACCACTATTTTTTATCCGCTATTACAAGGATAGCAACAAGATTGAGCGGGGGTCGTGGTCTGATTCAACACATGTTCAGTACTTCACAAAGAACCCTAGCATCAAGTGGGATGATGATCCAGTAATACACGGATTTGATGGAGTGCCCGCAGTAGAGTATAGGGCGAATGCAGAGAGTATGGGACTGTATGAATCAGTGCTATCGCAGATTGATGCATACAACAAGGCTATCAGTGAGAAAGCTAACGACGTGGATTACTTCGCCGATGCATACATGAAGATTCTAGGTCCGCGAGTTGATGAGAAGACGATACCAGAGATTCGCAGAAATAGGATCATTAACTTTAGTGGTAACGGTGGCGATAACAAGATTGATGTTGACTTCCTACAAAAGCCTGAGGCTGACGACACACAAGAGAATCTACTTGATAGACTAGAGAAACTCATATTTTCAACATCAATGATAGCGAATATATCCGACGAGAACTTCGCGGGACAAGCGTCGGGGGTAGCTCTCAAGTATAAGCTACTCGCTATGCAGAATCTTGCGACATTCAAGGCTCTCAAGTTCCAATCGGCTATGAACCGCAGATATAAGCTTATCTTCTCGAATCCTCTGTCGGGTATGAAGGGCGACGATTGGGCGAAGATAGACTATCACTTCACGATGAACTATCCGGCTAACCTAGGTGATGAGGCGGAGACTGCGAAGAACCTCGAGGGTATCACCTCTAAGGAGACGCAGCTTAAAACTCTATCGGTCGTTGATGATCCGAAAGCAGAGATGGAGAAGATTAAAGCTGAGAACGAAGAGAATGCAAGTCAGATGTTCGGTAACCTAGGAGGCGCAGGAGATGGCGACGAAGCTTAGCGAGTACTGGAGACAACGTGAAGAGGAACAGCGCAAGCGGAACATAACCGACGAGGCTAAATACGACAAGGTTGTCGATAGGATGTATAGAGAGTCGTTAGCTGACATCCAGAAGGAGATAGATGCGTTCTACGGCCGTTATGCTACCAAGGAAGGCATCAGCATATCAGAGGCGAAGAAACGTGTCGACAAGCTCGATATTGAGGCATACGAGCGACTGGCAAAGAGGGTAGTTGCTGATAAGGATTTCAGCCCAGAGGCTAACCAAGCGATGAGGCTCTACAATCTGACTATGAAGGTCAATAGACTTGAGATGTTAAAGTCAATGATTGGAGTACACCTCGCATCGCTATCAGATTCACTAGACAAGTATTATACTTCGAAGCTCGATAGCAACACTGCTGCCGAGATAAAGAGGCAAGCGGGCATTATGGGAGACACTATAGGAGTTAATGATAAGCAAGTCCACGCTATCGTTAACGCATCGTTCCATAGCGCCCATTTCTCTGAAAGGATATGGGTTAACAACTCATATCTAAAGCAGAAGTTGGAGCAGTCACTTCTTGCCTCTATGATACGCGGTGAGCGTCCAGATTATAGGGCTTTTAAGCGGATATTCGGCTCGTCGTTATATGAGGCAAAGAGACTATTACATACAGAGCTTAAACGTTGCAGAACAGAGGCGGCTATGCAGCAGTATGATCGCAACGGTGTTGAGGAGTTCGAGTTCATGGCATTGGGACCACATCCTTGTGAGTTTTGTACCGCCCTTAACGGTAAGCATTTCAAAGTTAAAGATTTCTTGCCGGGAGATAACGCACCGCCAATGCATCCACACTGCCGATGCTCTACGGCGCCGTGGGTGGATGAAAAAGCCTATAATGATTGGCTCGACGCTAAAGCGGATGGAACATTCAGCGGAGGTCTTGATGATTGGAAGGAGGCTTTGAGATTTGGCAGAGGCTCTGGCAACCCTGATATCAAGGAGGGCGAAACAAAACACATAGGGAATGTTGATTTTTCTGATAAACCGCGCGTCATGAAAATACTTGATGCTGCTGAACGGAAGTTTGCGGGTGCTGATGTTGAGTGGGACGTAACAATTACATCTGATGGTAAGATATGGGTGACGAAAGGTAGTGCTGGTGGCGTAGACCTTACAGGAATTCGGAGTGACCGCAAGGGCGCATACTCGTATCATAACCACCTTGATGAGCATACGAATTACTCATTTAGTGAGGATGACGTAGCGGGACTCATAGCCAACAAAGAGGCATATATGAGGGCCTCTGATAGCTCATACTCGTATGAGATGTGGAGACAACGCAATACCCTTGATTCGTCGTGGGATGAGGTGTATTCTAGATTTAGGGAATTGTTTAGAGTAGAGGGCTATAAGGAATCTGTTAATAATACCAATTTTGACATAGACGAGGACGGGTATGATTATGTTATGCGATTGCTGAGCAGGGAGCTAAAATTTGACTATGAGCGGAAAATTAAATGAGAAACACCCAGATGCAGCGAAGTACAAGGAGGAGGCTGACGCAATATGGGCGGCCTTCAACCGCGAGTGCGAGAAAATCGAAGATAATTATGGTGGAATACGAAAAGAAACTGCCCGTTTTATTTTAAAGGATGAAAGACCATTGATTAAAAAACTGAGCAGTGAAATGGACAGTTTGAGGAAGAAGTACAAGCATATTTTTAAATAAAACTTGTGCTTGACTTGCATCGCTTTAAGCGGTGCTTTTTAATACAAACGGAACGTACTCGGGTGACCTTCGGGCCCCGGGTCTTTTTATTGAGGTCGGTAAATGATACAAATAAAAGTTAATAACTACTCTGTAGAGGTGAACGGTCATGCAGGATATATGCCACATGGCTCGGACATCGTCTGCGCTGGTGTATCTGCCCTGTATCAGACGTTGGAGGAGTCAGCCAAGGAATTAACTGGCGGTGAGTATAAAACCTCGTCAGAGGAGGGATATGGGCGAATCTGCCCTATAGGTGAAGTGAGCAATGAGTACAAGCTACTCGTTAGCTCTTTTTTAATTGGCGTAAATGGGATTGCTGCTAGCTATCCCGATTATGTGATAGTCCATGCGGACTAGACCGAGCATTGATGTCGATAAAAGCAATGGAAGAGCCTAGGCGTGGAAGGCTATAAAAGCTACGGAAACGATAAGCATTGTATCTATAAACACATGGAGGTAATTATGTACTACGAAGAGTTAAAACGATGGAATCAACGTTGGAATCTGCAGAAGTTCGCAGAAGGCAGAGACGGAGAGGGAGACCCAAGCGGAGGAGATGGAGGTAATTCCGGAGACGATTCTGCTGGCGGAGATGACGACAAGAAGTATTCAGATGCGGACGTCAACAAGATTCTGAACAAGAAGTTTGCCGAGTGGGAGAAGAAGCAGGCAAAGAAGATTTCAGAGGCTGAAAAGCTTGCCAACATGACCGCAGAGGAGCAGCTTAAAGAACTGCAGAAAGAGCTTGATTCAATGAAGAAGGACAAGACACGTAGCGAGTTAGCGAGTGCTGCTAGAGGCATACTCTCTGAGTCAGACATCCAGGTTCCGGACAACCTAATCGCAAACCTTATAGGTGAAGATGCGGAGACAACAAAAGAGAACGTTGCAGCATTCTCCAAGGCATTTAAGGCAGCGGTACAGGAAGGCGTTAAGGAAGCTCTTAAGGGCAAGACACCACCATCGGGAGGCTCAAGTACGCTCACGAAAGAGGAAATCATGAAGGTGAAGAACCTCAAGGAGCGACAGAAGTTAATCAAAGAAAATATGAATTTATTTAAGGAGTAAGAACTATGAACAAGAGATTTGAACTACAGAGATTTGCAGTAATCGAGAACACTACAGTTACTGGCGACTTAGAACCAGCTATCTCGATTGATCACACCAACAGGCTCGTTGATAATATCGTGAAACTGCAGGAAGTGCTCGGCATTACTGAAATGGAGCCAATGGCTGCAGGAACTAACATCAAGCAGTACAAGCTTGAGAAAGAGAACAGCCCGGCGCAGGTGGCAGAAGGGGAGGTTATCAATCTAACTAAGATTTCTCGTAAGCTTGTTAAGACTCACGAGCTAAGGCTCAAGAAGTACCGCAAGCTCGTTACCGCAGAGGATATCCAGAAGTCCGGACACGACGTTGCAATCAATAAGACTGACGGGAAGCTTGTTAGCGAGGTGCGCAAGGATATCAAGAAGGATTTCTTCACAATGCTAGGAACAGGCACAGGAACAGCCCCACAGGGCAAGAACCTACAGGAGGCTCTATCCGCAATCTGGGGTAAGCTACAGACAAGATTCGAGGATGTAGATGCTACACCAGTGTTCTTCATCAATCCAGAAGACGTCGCAGAGTATCTCGGCAAGGCTGCAGTTACAATGCAGACTGCATTCGGATTCTCTTACATCGTTAACTTCCTAGGACTAGGTACAGCAATCCTATCGTCTAATGTTACTAAGGGAGCACCAATCGGAACTGCTACAGAAAACCTAAACGGTGCGTATGTGCCAGCTAACGGTGATGTTGCACAGGATTTCGGACTAACATTCGACGAGAGCGGACTCGTGGGAATGTCTCACAATGTTGCGTCTGACAGAGCATCGCTCGACACACTCATTATGTCCGGAGTTGTATTCTACCCAGAAGAGGTTGACGGAGTAATCAAGGGCAAGATTGTCGCAGGTGCTTAAAGAACGGAGGTAAATTATGTTTATCGTAATTAACGCATTTTTAGATCTACAGGATGCAGAATACCTATATGACGTAGGAGATGCATACCCAAGAGAAGGGCTTGAGCCATCGGAGGAGCGAATCAAAGAGCTTCTAGGGTCAGATAACCTACAGGGACAGCCGATGATTAAGGCGGTTAAAACTGTTCCAGCGGACAAGAAGCCCGAAGAGAGTGCAGATAGTGAACTGTCAAAGGAAGATGCCGAGGAAACCTCGGATACTCCAGAGACAGAAGAAGAGGACAGCAAGAAGTAGGAGGTCGATATGTCGGACAACGTAACAGTAATGTTGACTGGCACACTCGATGAACAGAAGAAAGTTATTAAGGAACTGACGGAGGCGCGACTTAAGTGGAAGCTAGGTGGCGTCTCTAGTATTCCTGAACAGCTGTCCTACATCGTAACCGAGGTGTGCATATCGAGGTTCAACAAGATAGGTTCCGAGGGACTTGAAAGTCACACCGTAGAAGGCGAATCAATGAGATGGTCTGATGATGATTTTGCGCCTTATGCAGGAGAGATACAGGACTATCTCAACGCGCAGAAAGAGTCGAACAGGGGCGTTATACGTTTTCTGTAAAGGGGGGTTAAGTTATGAGGTACGACACACTTATATGTTTCGTAAAATTCAGACGCGGTGATTATAATGCCGAGACCGGCAACTATGAGAAAGCCTCTCCGGAGAAGACGGTTACGCATGCAAGTGTGATGAATGCGGGGCAAGAAACGATGAGGCTCTTATACGGTGAGATAAGGCAAGGGGCACTAATAGTGCAGATACAGGGGCATTTCGAACAGCCATTTGACCGCATCGAGATAGCTGGCAAACCGTGCGCGGTTGATCAGCGAAGACGATTAAGAACCAAGGAGACATTTATCGTGTCGGAGGTGCAGTAATGGGGACTAGTATCAAGATTGTTGGACTCGACAACCTAAACCGCAAGTTACGTAAGAATGCGACTCTTAATGATGTTAAGACTGTCGTATCGACTAACGGTAACAGACTTGAGCGAGATATTAAGGCTAATACCAAGGTGGCGTATGTTAAGGGCTACTCTGAGCAAAATACCGCCGACAGTGTTAACGGTAATCCGCTAGATGGTGGTATGAGCTACGAGGCAGGAATAGCTATGAAGTACAATCCCTACACGGAATTCGGTACAAGGTTCATGGAGCCCGAGCCAGTAGTAAAGCCAGCAATTGAGAAAGTAGGTGCTCAGTTCGAGCGAGATATGAGGAGGTTAACGGAATGATGGATCCACAGCAGGAACTTTTCACGAAAGTAAAATTAGCGGTCGAGGCCATAATAGGGAAAGAAAACGTATATGATGGATTCTTGCCTCCGGAAGGCACACCTTATCCGTTCGTATATCTTGGAGATGCGTATCAAGTAGATGATGCCAACAAGAGTGCTATATTTGGCACGGTGTCACTTACTGTACATGTGTGGCACAATACACCAGAGGAGCGCGGTACTGTATCAAGCCTTATGCTTAAGATTAAAGAGGCAGCAATGCAACTAAAGAGTGGGCATTATGCATGGGATTACCGCAACGGACAGACACGAATTTTGACAGATAATACTACTAAGCAGCCACTACTTCATGGAGTAGTAGAGCTGCGTTTTCATTTTAGTTAGGAGGAAATATGAACAAGTTTAATTTACAGCAGTTCGCAGTTGCTGTATCGGGTAAGAAGATCGTATACCTATTCCGTCTTCTCTCTAAGGCGCAGAGCGAAACGGGGAGCATATTGGCGTTTGTAACGGAAAATGGTCGTACGAAGTCAAGGGATGCTGACACAACTGCGACCAAGGACGGCAGTGTAAGGACACCGGGAGCTGTTGAGACAGAGATTACATGCTCATCTCTTATGGCAAAAGGTGACAAGATGATTGATAAGCTAGAGAGTGCGCTTGATTCTAACGAGATTATCGAGATTTGGGAGGCAAACCTCGAAGAGGCTGGAACAGGAACTAATAAGTTCAAGGGGGCGTACTTCCAGGGCTACCTCACGGAGTTTGAGAAGAACTCAAACGCAGATGAGTCTGTGGAGATCTCGCTTACGTTCGGCATCAACGGCACAGGCGTCAAGGGTGATGTAACAGTTACAACAGCACAGCAGGAGATGGCTAGCTATGTATTCAAGGATTCAGTAGCTGGAGCATAAGTAGTTTAACTAGGGGGTGGCATAGGTCACTCCCTTTTATTTTTAGTAAAGGAGAATAACAATGGCAGATATCATCATAAACGGAACGTCTTATCCTCTAAAATTCGGGATGAAGTTCTTAAGAGAGGTTAACAAGCGTAATGCGGTACCAGTAGAGGGCATGAAGGGCGTAACAGAAAATGTCGGCATGAAGTGGATGATTGCAGAGCTCATGGATAACTCTGTAGAGGCTCTCGCAGATGCTATTTTCACCGCTAATAAAACCGAGTCACCTAGATTGACATTGCCCGAGATTGACGAGTTCCTGGATAGCGAGGAAACCGATATCGACGGAGTTTTTAATGACGTGATAGGTTTTTTAGAGACAGCCAATGCTACCAAGAGGCTAGTACAGGACATGAAGGAAATGGTAGCGAAGAAGAAGGCGGAGATGGAGCTGGAGGACGAGATCATCTAGATGAAGAGGCTTTGTATCGTCAAGTGGCTATAGACTGTTTCCGATACTTCGGTTTTACCTCGTTTGATCAAGTAGATAGGCTGACCATCTACGAATACAACATTTTGATTGAGGCGGAGAATCTTAAGCAAGTGGATAGGGACTATAGGAATCACCTACAGGCATACCTTAACTTCCAGGCAACCGCCAAAAAGAATGTTGGTAAGACGAAGCAAAAACCTGTATTTGATAAGTTTATCAAGTTCTTCGATTATGACAAAGCAATTAAGAAGGTGCAGAGTAAGAAGTCCGAAAAGGGTCGTTTCTCTGCGCTTAATAAATTTTTGAAAGAAAGGAGGGCGGACGAATAATGGCTGAATCTTTTTCCGTAAAAGCTCTCTTATCGGCACAAGATAAGAACATGTCATCGACATTCAAGAAGGTTCTAGGTACGACTGATTCTCTAGGATCTCGATTAAAGAGTGGTATCGGATTCGGTGCACTGATGTCGATAGGCGGAGGAGCAATGCGATTCCTCGGTAACGAGATGCGTAATCTCATGACGGAAGTCAACGAGACTAATAGCGCATGGAAATCATTTTCCAATAATATGGCTATGTCGGGCATGGGTCAAAAGCAGATACGAGCCACGAAGAGGGACTTGCAAGCGTTTGCAGTTAAGACTGTATATTCTTCAAAGGATATGGCGTCTACATTCGCACAGCTTTACGCAGTCAACAAGAAGACTACCACATCTCTTGTAAAGGGTTTCGGAGCAGTTGCTGCCGCGTCTGAAAACCCTAAGCAAGCCATGAAGACGATATCTACTCAGGCGACTCAGATGGCTGCAAAGCCAACAGTAGCATGGCAAGACTTCAAGCTGATGCTCGAACAGTCACCAGCAGGACTCGCTCAAGTAGCGAAGGCTATGGGCATGACGACTGCTGAACTCGTTAAGAATGTTCAAGATGGCAAGGTTAAGACCGAGGACTTCTTCAAGGCAATGGAGAAAATGGCTGATAACAAAGCCCTTATGAAACAAGCTCAGCAGTACAAGACGCTAGGTCAAGCTGCAGAGGGTTTGAGGGCTGTTATAGCCTCGGGTCTAGCACCAGCATTCGACGCACTCACTAGAGGCGGAGTATCAATCCTATCGAGTATGATGGAGGGTATATCAAAGAGGTTTGCAATCTTAAGTAACGCCTTCAAGGGTGTAGGTAAAGCGTGGGGCTCGGCATTTAGTGCAATAGGTAAAGAGCTTGATAAACTTAAGGCTAAAGATGGACTAAAGAACTTCGAGTCGGGAGCTAAAAGTGCGGCTAGTGCCATGAAGAGCCTAGCAAGTGCGGCCAAGGCTAACGCGAAACCTATAGCATACCTCATACACCACATACCAGAGCTTATAGAAGTATTTATTGGTTTAAAAATAGCCTTAAAGGCTGCTAAATACCTTGATGCGACAGCAAAAGGTGCGGAGGCTGCGGCAAGCGTGCTACCTAAAGTAGGTACAGCAGCTAAAGTGTCAGGTGCACAGATGCAGGGTTCTGCAAAAGCATTTATGGCTACAGGTGCGGGTGTTCTGATGATCGCCGCGGGATTCTACATAATGGCTAAAGCTGCGGTAATGCTCGCTAAGTCTGGCAAGGGTGCAATAGGTGTATTCGCAGGAATGGCTGTTGCTATAGGACTACTCGGTGTAGGTCTAGTAGTTTTAACAAAAGCTATGGGCTCGATGAATCCGGCAAAGCTAAAAGCAATGTCAGTTGCAATGTTAGCATTCGGTGCTTCTATAGTGCTGTGTGCTGCAGGAATGTGGATATTATCTAAGGCAGCGAAAACTATCTCCGATGGCGGAGGGTTAGCCGTTGCGGTTCTTGCGGGTATGGCAATAGCTATAGGACTACTTGTAATAGCATTCGCTAAGTTCGGACCCGCTCTCGATGCAGCAATCCCAGCGATGCTCACGTTTGGCGCAATGGTGCTGATGATAGGTGCAGGCATATGGCTAGCAGCGAAGGGAATAGCAGCAGTAGTTACTGCGTTCTCAAGTTTAGTTGATTCTGTTACCGGACTCATTAACGTACTACCTACGGCGGCTCAATACGGCTTACAGGCAGCAGGTGGTATAGCTCTAGTCGGTGTAGCGTGCATAGTGGCGGCTGCTGGAGCAATAGTGCTAGGAATAGCTATGATTGCGTTCGGTGTAATGGCTCTAGCTACAGGAGCAATGCTAATCGGAGCTGGAGCAATGGCAATGGCAGGCGGTATTATGTTCCTCTTGTTCGGTATCATGGTAGGCTTGGCGGCGGTCGGAGTTGCAGTACTTGCGTTAGCCCTTAAGGCGGTCAATGTATCGATGAGAACAATAGCAAGTAACGCTAAAGCCTCTGCATCAGCACTAGTAACTATGGTGGGTTCAATCAACATAGTTAAATCTGGACTAAATGCAATAGGCTCTGCAGCAAGCTCGGCTATGAACAAACTCAAGTCGGCATTTAGCGGCGCAGCACAAGGTGCAACCTCCTCGGGCTCGGCAGTTGGTAATAACTTCAATAATGGCCTATCTAGCGGACTGAATTCTGCTGTAGCAAAGGCGCGGAGCATATGCAACACCATCAAGAGCGTTCTTAGCTCTGCAGGTAGCGGAGCATACTCAGCAGGTGTATATATTGGTGTAGGGCTTGCTAACGGTATGGCATCACAAGTAGGCAGAGTAAGGAGTATAGCTACGACTCTGTCTAATGCAGCGGACGTCGCTATCAAGAAAGCGCAGATTATTCGCTCGCCATCGCACAAGCAGTTTGACAACGGTGCATACATTGGTCAAGGACTTGTTAATGGTATCAAGAGCAAGATACAAGATGTAAAAGTTGCTAGTTCAAAGCTAGCAGGTGCATTCTCACCTCAACTGGGTATGGTTGGTGTTGGCGGAGGTACTCTAGGACTATCTAACGATTACGAGTATAACTCAGTTGCAAGGTACGAAGTGCATGTACACAGTGAAATTGACGGACGAGAAGTTGCATATGCGACTGTAGACGACCTCACAGAGCTACAGGCACGGAACGAGAAGAGAGACCGCAGAAGAAAGGGAAGGTTTTAATTATGTATAAGTTTACCGATACAACATCTAATCAGACCTCTGCGGTTAAACCAAGCGAGGCAATGTCGATTAACGGTAGATATATCGAGGACATAATACCTGGATACAGAACACTAACGGTACAGGGGCGGGAACTACTCGCCTCTGACCTTACTACCGCAGATATAGCCTCTAGGGATGGCTCAATCCTCAAGAATAGGCGATATCCGTCGAGGTCAATAACTATTACCTATCAGCTAATTTGTGCCGATAGCGGGGCATTTCGGAACGCATACGACAAATTAAATGAGGTACTTAATACAACTAATGCAAAGATTATATTTTCTGACCAGGACGACCGATTCTATATCGGAACACCTCGAAACTGTGGAGAAGTGCCTACAGGACGTAATTCCGTTGTAGCTGACTTCGAGATACTGTGCCTAACACCGTTTAAATTCAGCACAAGCGAGTACACGGTACAGGCAATAAATGGAGTATTTAACGTTAATTACAACGGAACTGTTCCGAGCTCGCCTCTGTTCTCCGTTGATTTTGCACAAGCACAGCACGGAGAGAGCGGATACGTGGTATTTTCGGACGCACAGAGCCACGTTATACAGCTAGGCGATCCTAAGGAACTCGATACAACCTCCCATACAGAGAGCGAGACCCTCATAGACGATAAGTTCAACGAGACCACTCTGGGCGGATGGAGTAAGAATACAGGCAAGTCGCACGAAGGACACCTATATCAAGGTGCGTGGCAAGTTAAGGAGTCGGGAGGAAAGTACATCACACCGTCTAGCTACGGTACGAACACGAGCGCAGAGCTTAGCGGTCCGTCTGTAACAAAAGAAATACCCGCTGATAGTTCGGGTGTTAAAGGGGCGAAGAACTTCGAGATGTCGTACTACCTTGTGTGGTCGCTTAATGATAGTTGTGACCCTCGTTGCCTTGGAACATATGAGTGCATGATACATGACGCGAGCGGTAACGTCGTTGCGGGGGTTGAGCTACTCAAGTGGTACTCGGGAACTGCAGCGAATGCGAAGATATATGCAGGGGGCAAGTATGTACACTACTTCGAGTTCGATGCCGGCTATTTTTCCGACTGGTTTGGGTTCGGCTACGCAGGACATCCTCCAGTAAGGACTATATCGATTAGTAAGATTGGTGATCAGTTCAGATTTAATGTAGGCGGCCGCATATTGTCGTTTACGGTGCCAGAAGGTAGGGAGATGAAGGCGACAAAGGTCACGTTTGCTTCGACGAAGTATAGAGGTATGGGAGACACTTACCCTCCTATGCTCAACTATTTATTCTGGGCAAAATTCCGAAAAACCAATGTCGAGAAGTTCGACGACATCCCTAATAAGTTCGCTAGGGGCGATAATCTCGTAGCTGATTGCTCTGATGGCTCTATCAAGGTTAATAACCTTCCTAGACCAGATTTAGGGGCGCTCGGTAACGACTGGGAGACATTGAAGTTAGTACCAGGGCAGAACAGAATAAACTTTGCTTGTTCTGCGTTCACAACGGATAAGCCTACCGCAAAGCTGACATATAGGGAGGTGTTCCTATGATTATCTACTTTGCCGATAGGAAAATGCAGATACTTGGGCAAGCATCCACTAATCTTAATGACGGTATTTTCATCGTCGACGATAGCAAGACCGAGTATGTATCTAACGGAGTTGTAATCTTCGAAGCTACTGTATGCTATGGTGATACGGCGGTAAAGGATATGAGAAAGCTCTGCACGGCGGGTAATTATCTGTTACGTAAGCACAATGCAGAGAACGAGTTTTACACCATTATCGATAGAGAGTTCAACGAGGAGAACAGGGAAGTTACCCTATACTGTGAAGACGCAGGAATGGACCTCTTGAACACCATAGCGGAAAAGTACGAGGCGAGCCAAGCCTATACCGCTGTCGGATACATTGAGGAGTGGATACGTGGCACAGGCTTTGAAATCGGAGTAAATGAAATATCGAACCTAAAACGCAAGCTAAAGTGGGACGGAGAGAGTACTGTAGCTGAACGTATCGCATCGATTGCGACTCAGTTCGATAATGCGGAGGTGTCCTACTCGTTCGAGGTCGAGGGGATGGCAGTCAAAAAGCTACTTATTAACCTCTGGAAGAAAAGGGGCAAGGACGCGAAGGTACAGCTCCGTCTTGGTCGTGATGTAAAGAACATCCGCGATAAAGAGTCCGTGCAAACATTAGCAACAGCTCTTCGAGTTACGGGCGGAACTGCAGAGGGTGGCAATGAGCCTATAACACTAGAGGGATACAGCTACGACGACGGCGACATCTACACAGACGGTAAGCTACTCAAGTCGAGGAGTGCCGTTGCTAAATGGGGAAGTACCTGGAGTAACGGCAAGCATATCGAACGCACATATAGCTTTGAAACTACATCACAATCAGAGTTATGTGCTCATGCAGTAACGGAGCTCAAGAAGTTGTCTAGCCCTACAAAGACCTACGAGGTCGATATAATAACTATGCCCGATAACTTATCTATAGGCGATATCGTCTACATAGTAAGTGATAGAGGAGAGCTCTATATATCAAGTAGACTGCTCGAGCTCAAGACCTCTGTATCAGGCAAGAAGATAGAGGCTAAACTAGGCGACTTTGTAGAGGAGGATAGCGGGATAGATGACCAGGTTAGGTCACTCGCTGACAAGCTAGCGAACATTAATACTTCGCCTGGATCAACAGCAAGTACATTAAGTCTTACCGTTGAGAGCTCTAGAGGAGTAGTCTTCACAGACACATTAGTTGATACAACCCTTACAGCTCATGTATACAAGGATGGTCGAGAGTTAACTGCTAGCGAAGTAGCTAACGTAGGTAAGGTTGTTTGGTACAAAAACGGAGTCAAGGCGCATGAGGGCACATCCTATAGGGTACAGAACGTAGAGGCGGCGAGAGTGTCCGCTCAATTGGAGGTGTAAATGGAAATACTTGCAACGGACAGCATAGACCTTACCTCGATTAAGTCGGTAAATGACAAGGCAATCGAGGCGGCAAAGACCGCAACGGACTATATGAAGTTTGAGGCGGGTACTGGGCTAGTCGTATCAAAGAATGCGAAGTCGAACGAGGGCGCATCTACGGTGCTGACTGATAACTCTTTGCAAATTCGCAAAGATGGAAAGAAGAGCGCTGAATTTGCGGAGGATAGAATTAGCTTTTTTGAGCAAGACAAAAAGCTAATTGATATCAAGAGCATTAAGGATGCGAAGGACGGTGACTATAATATTAAGGGGGCTTCTATTGACTGTGGAGGAACGGGCGCAGTAAATGTGTTCGCGAATGACATAGTCAATCAAGGACTACATGCGGCGTTTACCGCTACAGCAGGGTCATACAATTATGATACCAATACATCTAGATTTAACTCAGCGGCCGCAGACCTTACATCAATAAGTAAATCGGGAATAACGTCCCTCATTGTAGAGAGTGATGGCTCCAGGGCAGATGGTGTAATCGCTAGCTTGTCGTACTCCGATAGGCTAGACGGAATTATCGAGCCTGTAATCGAGTTCGATAACAAAGGCACCGTTATAGCTAGGGCGGTGCGTGCCGACTCTATAGAGGGGCTATATGAGGACTCTCAAGTAACTGCTGGCGGTGTTGTGTGGAACGTCCGCAAGTATGCAGATGGTACAGCAACAGCTGAAGCGGTGTGGAGCGGTACCGTTTCCGCAGCAAATGCGTGGGGTCCCGTCTACTACTCGGGCGGAACAACCACAGCATTACCGCCGAACCTCTTCATTTCAACACCTCATACGAGTGTAGAGATTGAGGCGCCAGACGGTGAGCTGTGGACTACTCGTAAGATGTCGACTAAAGACTATATCGGAGGTATCTACTACATATCAATGAGTAGGCTCTCAAGAGTAGACGCGAGAATACTCTACAGAGCTACAGGAAGATGGAAGTAAATCCATAAGATAATTAATTCTAGCGCCGTCGCAAGGCGGTGCTTTTTAATGAAAGGATAACGCGATGAAACCAGAATTCATAGGAAGTCTAGTAATTGGGCTAACCGCCTTAATTGGACTAATATCGGCGCTCAATAACTATGTTGGAAAGCCTGTTAATGAGCTCAACTCGTCTATCAAGGCTCTTAATGTAAGGATTGAGAACTTAGCGGCTGATGTAACTACAGTTGAGTGTGCTGTTAAAGAGCAAGAGGCACATGACAGAGAGTCACATTCGCGCATGTGGGACAAACACAATCAGCACGACAATAGGCTGAATGATCACGAGAAAAGAATAACGCACCTAGAACATAACAAGGGAGGCAAGAACGATGAAAATTAATTGGAAGGTTAGATTTAGGAACAAGACATGGCTGTTAACATTTATAGCTGCAGTGCTAACTCTTGTATATAGGGCGCTGAATATTGCGGGCATAACTCCGCACATCGCCCAGGAGCAACTTGTAGAACTCGCAACTATGCTCGTTGGCATCCTGGTACTACTTGGTGTAGTTATCGACCCTACGACTAAGGGCGGTGGCGACTCCGATGCAGCAATGACCTATACACGCCCTAAAGACGACTCGCAGAAGGCAGAAATTCGACCCGTAGCGAACGATAAGGCAATAAACTATGATGATATCAAAGAAGGACTAAAAGACGCGGAGGTGCTAGAAGATGGGCGTTAGGGAGGCAATCGTCAACACAGCCATTAGATATAATGGCATGGCGTTCAAGGGCGGTTCACATCGCACTTTGATTGACGAATTTAACAAGCATCGCCCAGACGGGTGGGTGATGACCTACACTGCTAACTTCTGCGCTGCGTGTGCCTCTGCAGTAGCTTACCTTTGCGGAGTAGGTGACGCCTACCCTTGCTCTGCTAACGTAGGTACGATCGTAGCCAAGGCGCAGAAGATGGGTATATGGGTTGAAAATGACGCATACGTGCCAACTGCGGGCGACTGGATCATATACGCTTGGCAGGACTCAGGTAGAGGAGATAATACCACAGGTGCCAGTCACGTGGGAATTGTCGTATCAGCAGACAGTAGATATATCAATGTGTTTGAGTTTAATATACACAACAATCACAGCACAGGCTACCGCAAGATTGCTACTAATGGTAGGTTTATCAGAGGTTTTGTCGTTCCGAAATTCCAGAGTTACGGATGGATACAAGACGGAAGGGGCTATTGGTTCAAAAAGAAGGACGGTAGCTATTATAAGGCTGAATGGCAGAAACTAGACGGAGAGTGGTATTACTTCGACTCAGACGGCTATGCTGTTACGGGTTGGAGGCAGATTAATGGTAAGTGGTATTACTTCAACTCTGATTGCAAGATGCAGACAGGTTGGATAAGCCTTAGCGGTCGTTGGTTCTGCCTTGCATCAGACGGGAGCCTATACACTAGCGGAGTGCATGAGGTTGACGGCAAATCGTACTACTTCGACGGCGACGGAGTTATGCACACTGGCTGGGTAAAAGTCGGTGACGATTGGCAGTACTTCAAGGACGACGGCACACGAGTTGATAAGGGCATTGTTAAGGGTGACGCGGTATATATCATCAAGGATGGCGCACTAGTCACTGATGATAAGGTCACTGTAGAGGCTGACAAAGACGGAGCTATTTCCGTTATATAGCTAATCATTGCAATCATATCAAGTTAAGCCTATAATGTAAGTGTCTTCGAGTTACCTTTCGAGACTATTGTAATAGCAAAGAAGAGCGGGCCTAACGGACTCGCTCTTTTTTTATTTTGAAAAAGTTTTTTCTCTGATATAATAAACGAAAGGTGGTACAGTTGCATCGTAATTTCATGAGTAAATTCGTGACTATTTCGTGACTTTTTTTCTTATACTTATAAATCAGAGCAACTTCACATCTTGCAAGAATGTTGATTTTCCTACTATTATATATCGCAACTATACGCAACTACTATATGCAATTAGATTTCAAATCCCCCTCTCTCCGCCATAAAAAATA